TGAATATGAGGATTTGGAACTGCTCCGACTGCTTGACCTATTGTGCTACCACCTATCTTTTCTGCTGCTTGTACTAATTGTCCATAAGCTAACGCAGCAGCTGCATTTTTTAAAGCTTGAGTTCTTCCTCCTCCATCTGGAGAAGCCAAATATAATTGCGCGGCATCTGCAATGCCTCCTGATAGCCCTTGCGATTCTTGACCAACATCGATATCAAAACTTTCTCTTATACCCTTTGGAAGAGGAAGAGCGAATGCTTGCACAAAATCAAGAGTAGCTGCAGTTTGAGGAGAAGGTCTTTGGTATCTCTTAAACTTAAAGGCCATGTAATACTTGTCGCTGATATGATCAGGAAACTGGATTGTCGGCACGTTGTCAACATCAATCTTATTCGAAGCTCTTTGAATAGCGTCGACATATGTTTCAGCGTTAGGAGAAGCTCCTATAAGATTGCCGCCGCGAGGATTGAAGTTATTACGAATATCTTCGCATGAAGCGCGCCTCATCTCACTTGTAAATGTTTGGAAATATCTGTCTTCGAGACCATGAATTACAGAATCTCCGAATCTTGCAGAAAGCTGCGTAGCAATTGCATCAGAAAAACCGACCTTCTTCAACGCTTTCGCAAAAAGATCTTCGACTGCGTTCTCGAGTCTATCTTCGAGTTTATTAACAATTCTATCTGCAAATCTATTTGCGATACCGCCGAGATCTCTCTTAAAACTGTCGATGTTTACTCTAACAAGTGCCATATTATCTCTCAAATTTAAAAAGGCTATCAGCTTATTTATAAATAGATTTATGGCTTATCAAGGAAAGTTTCGACCAAAGAATACAAATAAGTATATCGGAGACTCGAACAATATCGTATATCGTAGTCGATGGGAATTAAAGTTCATGATGTACTTAGATTCGCATCCGAATGTCGTGCAATGGGGAAGTGAAGAGTTAGTCATTCCCTATCGCTCGCCGATTGATAACCGAGTTCATCGATACTTTCCAGACTTCATTGTCAAGAAGAAAACTCCAGAAGGCAAGATCGATACTGTGGTGGTTGAAATAAAACCTCATGCGCAGACGCGGCCTCCGGTAGTGATAAATAAGCCTAATAAGCGTTATATTAATGAAGTCATGACGTGGGGTGTCAACGAAGCCAAGTGGAGAGCTGCAGCAGTATACTGCAATGATCGCGGTTGGAAGTTCGATATACTCACCGAAAAAGAATTGGGGATTAAATTTTAGTGGCAATCGTATTTGATACCATCATCACACAAGGTGTCCGTTCTGGTCAGATCCCGGCGCGGACGAACTCGGCGCGTGAGTGGTTTCGAGATACTGCTGGTAAAATTAATCGAATCAATGAACGTGAGATGATGAAAGGTGATGTGAGTCGTATGACTACTCAACCTTTGCTCGGCTCAATGTATATGTTTTACTACGATCCAAAACATAAGGAAGAGCTTCCATATTACGACAGATTTCCTCTGATCTTTCCATATAAGAAAGTTAAAGGCGGATTTATGGGACTCAACCTACACTATCTGCCGTTGCAGCTCAGAGCGAAGTTAATGGACGGGTTATACGACTTTGCAAACAACACTCGTTACGACGAGTCGACTCGTCTGAAACTTAGCTATCAACTCATGACTCAGGCAGCAAAGTTAAGATGGTATGCTCCATGCATTAAGCATTACTTGACTTCTCACGTACAATCAAAGTTTATGTACGTTTATCCATCTGAATGGGATATCGCGCTCTTCTTACCAACAGAACGTTTCGTTAAAGCAAGAAAGAATCAAGTTTGGATGGACACGAAAAGAATGTTAGGAGTTACTAAGTAATGGCATCTGCACCCCCGAGATCAGAACGACCAGTAGTATTAGCATCACCTGAAGAGATTGCGCAACGGTTTACCGTCGGATATGGTGACGAAGCTCGCGCGACAATTGAGAATAGTCGCAGTTTGACTGCTGAACAGCGCTTCGGCGCTTCGGCAATTCTGGCTGCCGAAGCGCAAGCCAAATCAAGAGATGAAGAACTTAGCAAAGTTACGGCGGTACCGACTTTTGATTCAACGGGTGCTATTGCTGCGCCATTAACACCAACTTCGACTGCCAAATCAACCAATGAAGAAATTGATAATCGCGCTGCAGCATTTACTCTTTCTCCAGAAACTACGCGAGATATCAATGCAGCTCCCAAAGCAGAAAGCGCGAAGACTGAACTTGATAAGGGTATTAATACTAATACAGAACTAACTGAAGAAGATGGTACCGGCGGTCGTAGATTAAAAGCCAGAACTGTTGATTCAGCCTTTAGTACAGGTGAACGTACTAAAGGCACATTTAATATCGGTAGATTCCGAGCAGAAGTTTCAGGTGCCGATAGTGTACTTCCTACTCACAGCTTCTTAGTAGTCTTTGCTCCTATGGCATGGACAAGATCTAAATTTAGTGCTCAGAATCTTGACTCTCTCCTTACAATGAGATGCGATAACGTGGTTCTTCCTTCTGTAAATCTTTTACAAGAGCAAAACATTCGAAGATATGGATTTGGCCCAGTCGAGAACGTTGCATATGGCGTAAACGTCGGCGACTTTACTCTACAATTTATCGTCGATAAAGAGGCTTTAGTTGTAGAATACTTTGAAGAATGGTTAAATCTAATCGTCAATCGCGACTCATTTGGAGGCGCGAATATGAATAATAATACCAACGGAAGAAAACCTTACGAGATCGCATATAAAGATACGTACTCGTGTCCGAATGTAAACGTATTCGTATATGACAGATCTCAGAATCAGGTCATGACATACAATATATATGATGTGTTTCCTACTGGAATTCAAAGTATGAATATGTCATGGAGTGAAGAAAACACTCTCATGAAGTTGAACATCACGTTCTCTTTTACTGATCTTCGAATTAATAGAATTCCTCCGAAAAGTAATAGAGACGACAAATCATTTAAAGATGAAATTATCGTAACAGATACCGGAAGAAACCCGAACGGAATTTTTGCTGCTGACGGCTCTGGAAGTGCACTGACTACTTTAAATTCTCCGGCTGGCCGAACATTAGAACTGACAGATCTATCAAATGAAACTACTATTATAGGAGATTTCGGAGGAAGAATTCGTGGTTCGGTTCCTCTTCTTCCGCCATCCACATTTCAAACCTCCACCGTAACAGATGTTCCTATTCGTACTGTGCGTAATCTTTTTGGAACGCCGCTCGAAAATACATAATTTAAATCTAGGAGAATATATAATGCCTTTACCGAAAATTGATCAGCCACTCTTTGACGTGACGATCCCCTCTTCGAAGAAAAAGATTCTCTTTCGGCCATTCTTGGTGAAAGAAGAAAAGATCTTACTGATCTCTCAACAGGGAGAAGATACTGATGTGATCAGAGCTATCAAGCAAATCTTAAGACTATGCGTACAAGACGATGGTTTTGATGTCGATAAGCTTACAACTTTCGATCTTGAATATCTATTCTTAAAACTTCGTGCGAAGTCGGTAAACAACATTGTTAAACTATCATATCGTGACAACGAAGATGACAAGGTTTATGACTTTGAATTAAATCTCGATTCGATCGAAGTTGAAATGCCAGAAGGTGTTGATTCGACTATTAAGTTGTCTGATACCATTTCAATGATCATGAAGTATCCGAGTGCAAGTATCACTGATAAGATTAAACAGTTTGATAACGAAGTCGATCTCATGACATTCTTCATCATTAACTGTATTGATACTATCGTAACAGATGAAGAAATTTATCCTGCTTCTGAATATACTGACAAAGAACTCGAAGAGTTTCTCGATCAACTTCCAGTCAATTCCTTCGAAAAGATTCGTGCATTCTTTGAGCAGATGCCGAAGCTATATCATAAGATTGAATACAAGAATGAACTTGGTAATGATAGGAGTATCGAGTTAACGAATCTCAAAGATTTTTTTATGTGGCGTTGAGCCACAACACTCTTCAGAACTACTATAGTATGATCTTTGCTTTGGCTCAGCATCACAAATATTCGATTACTGAGATTGAAAACTTGATACCTTATGAAAGAGATCTTTATGTTGATTTATTGATGGCTCATCTTGAAGAACAGAAACAAGAAATAGAGAGTAGAAGAAAGTAATGGTAGCACAAGTCTTAGCCAGAGGACTTTTTTTAGGCGGTGGCATGATAGGAAACGTGCTAGGCGGAGCTCTTTCTGGTGCAGGTGCTGCAGTTGGCGGGCTTGCACAAGGAGTTGGCTCTGCCGTCGGCGGTATCGGCCAAGGCATCGGCGCTGCTGTTGGCGGAGCATTAACTCCTGCACCTAAAACAATAGTAAATAATTTTGGTATCGCTGGTTCTGCTGCAAAAAGTAAAGTAACTGGTGGCGGAACACTTCCTCCTTTAAAGAAGACTTCGAAGCCTGCTGTCAATGTGAATATGCCTACCGAAAAGCTTTTAGTAGTAGCCGTTAATTATCTTTCATCGATTGACAAAACTCTTCAGGATCAAATTAAGTTTGAAAGAGACACATTCGTTCAACAAGCTCAAGCTGAACGAGAAAGTGCGATTGAAAGTGGTGGTAAAAAGGAAAGCATTTTTACTAAATTGTCTGATAAATTTGGTGGCAAGTCAGATGATAGTACTGTAAAGAGTAGAGCTGGAACGCTCATAAAAGCTATCTTAGCCACGGCCGGAATTGCTGGTCTTGGGCTTTTGGCATTAGGTAATTTAAATACGAAAGAACTCGATCGACTAAAAGATAGTTATAAAGCCTTTAACGAAAAATTTGATTTTCTTGGGCCACTCGCCGATGGAGTATCAAGTACAGGTTCAATTGTTGGATATCTATTAAAAGGACTTCGTGGAGGAATTGCTGGACTCGTAGCAGAATATCTGAGTAAGCGCTTTACTGGAAAGAGTATATTTGAAAATATAACTGGAACTGGAGAAGAGGCGGATGGCACTCAAGCGCCTCAAAAACCAGGATCATATGACTATGCCATGGCTGCAGGCTTAGCCGGTTATGGCGCATCGCGGGGCGTAAAAACTTTCGGACAAATTAAAGATGCTCGTGCTAATATTGCAAAAATTCGAGCTGCCCCGAGAGTAGCACCTTCTCTTGGCGGTTCTGGATTTCGAGATCCCAGAACAGGAAGAGTCGTATCAAGAGCGGCTGCTGCAGCCGGTGGAGGTTGGTTATCAGGACCAAAGGGACAAAGATGGGTAGCCTTTCTACAGAAAAGATTTGGTAAAACCTTCTTTGCAAAAAAGATTATGCCTTTGCTTGCAAGAGCTTTAGTAGGTATCGGGATTGCGGCAACAGGAATTGGAGCAATACCTGGAGCTCTACTTACTCTTATTACTGTTGCCTCAAGCGCAATGTTAATATATGATATCATAAATGCATATTGGGAGTGGACAGAAGAAGAAGACGCATTAAAAGATGCTCAACCTGCTGCTGG